GTTGAGGTCTGCTTTAAGCAGTTTGGCAATCTTTTTCATTTAACTCTCCTGACCCATGTATCGTAGGGATTCCACGTTCCAACCAGACTTTTTACCTTCTTCTTTGTCACCACCAAAAATAGGTGCGCCAGCATCACCGACTCTTAATGCCTGTCCTAGTGCCTGAGAGCCGGGTGATGTTCCTGATGTTCCTGATGTTCCTGATATTAAAGTTGATGTGTCTGGAGCTTTTTGTGTTTTACTACTTGGCGCAAAAAGACTGCTTAAACCAATTCCTAAACCAGCTTGTAGCGTTTTAGATGCTTCAGGGCTTAGGCTTTCGGTCATTGCAGGACCAGTCTTTGTGGGAGTTGTTGCTGATACCCCAGAGTCCATACCACTAGGAGTCAAATAGTCTTGTCCAGCCGTATAGCGAGGCACAAGTTGACCATTTGGTCCAGCCTTCATCTGTGATGGTGCTGTCGCATACTGAGCAAGAGAAGAAGGAAGAATTGCGTTAGGGTCACCATATAAGCCCTGACCACCTGTAGTTGGCACATTGGATGTCAAACCCGTACCGCCTTGGTCTGGAGCAAACAAAGTTGTTCCCTCTCCCTGAATACCTTTCAAGCCAGTTCCGGCAACGGGAGTTTCTACGGCTGACTTAACCGCCTCAGTTCCAGCAGCAGCCAAGCCACCAACAACGCCGCTTTGAACACCAGCTTTTAATGAATCTTCAAGAGACTCACCATTTGCTAAAGCCTTTGTTGTAGCAGACGCAGAACCGCCAACAGCAGAAGAAGCAATATTTACAGTTGATGGGTCGTATCCTTGACTTGCAAGCTCTGTTCCTGTTGCCCCACCAGCCGCTTGACCAGCCACCGAACCCACATAAGCAGCAGCAACATTTTGAACGCTACCACCATTAGCAGCAGTTACCGCAGCAGAAGCAATTTCTGGTGGAACTCCAGCATATGTTAAAGCAGCAGTTTCTAAAACTGGCAAAGGATTATCAATAAGGTTTTGTCCAGTTTTTTCTATTTTTTCTACAACTTTTCTTACAGGCATATCATGCTCCAGTTCTTAACTCAAATGTCATTTGACCTGACGCATCTGGCTTTTGACTAACACGAATTGGGATACCCGCAGAAGACAAGACTCTGCTTATTTCAGAATTGTTTGTTGTAGAAACCATGCTTTTGAAACCAGCTTTTGTCATGGCTTGGTAAAACTCTTTGACTGCATTTATAAGTTCTTTTGGTTTGTCAATAGTAGAAATATGAACTTCTGCCGTTCCGGGAGAGAGAATGTTGTAAATTAACAATGAATTGCCACTACGCATAATCCTTGTTTTTCCAGACTGAACCATTCCTACAAGTTTGGAATAAACCTCTATGAAATCACCGCCCGTCTTTTCAACATCAGCCTTGAGAATGTCGCGCACTTCCGCACGCTCATTTGAACGCTCCTTCTTGACTTGGCTCATCACCTCAGAATCCGAAAAACCTGATTTTTTTTGGGGAGGGGGAAGATTATTCATAATCAAGAACTCAAGTTAAGGGACGCAGCAATTTGTTGATGAATGTACAAATGACTAGCCAACCAATCATAGAAATCTGACTCATTATTGAAATCAACATCCAACATATTGAATGGATTATTTAATTCTAAGAGGCTAGAAAAGGCTTGATGTTCGACCTGATGAGCAAGTAACCAGTCATCTAAATTGGCGGTATTTGCGTCTGTTATTGGAAAAATTGGCACAGTTATGCCAATATCCATGAATGTTTCTTGAAATAACTTGTGTTGTAAGCCGTTCTCAAACAAAAACTCTTGCAAAGATTCATCGTTGCCGTACTCCACTACTGACAAAGTATCAAAATTCATTTGTCAGCCTTTCCATCAAGGCGGTCAAAGATGCGCTCTAGCACAGAATCAATCTTGTCTAAGCGTGAGTTAATGTCTTGCTTAGTTGCATAGTTCTTAGCCAAGTCAACCTCAATAGCTTGCAAACCATCTTTAAGTCTCTTTACAGAGTCCCATATCTCACGACACCACCAGCCCACACCGAGCAGTAGCGCACCACCGACTAAATTGAATATGTCTTGAAAGTTCATCTTATGTCGAGTAGTAAGGAACGCGCACAACTGTGCCGTTTAAATCAAAATTGATAAACCCTGCTGGCACAAGCAAAAGACTTGATGTTGCAAAAGTTGCCGTTGCATTGGTTGAGGCAATATGATTTGTGGTTTGCACATTGATAGTGCCACCAGTAATTGTTACGTTTGCAGAGCTAACATTTGTAGTGCTAATGCTTCCACCCGTGATAGATACATTGTTGGCGTTCTGAATAGCCATCGTGCCAAGACCAGTCACCGCAGAGTTAGCCACAACAATGGCTACGTTACTAGCCCCTGTAATCTGACCCTGTGCATTAATAATTACTTGAGCTACGTTTGAAGCAGAACCATAAGTTCCAGCAGTAACAGCAGTATTAGCAAGCGAAATAGTGCCTGTCCCCGTAATAGGACCACCAGTAAGCCCAGTACCCGTTTGAATATTGGTTACTGTGCCATTTGTTGCGTTAACTGAAGTTACTGTTTTTAACATGATTACATTCCATCACCGGGCGTGATATAGATAGTAGCGTTGCCACTAGCCGTAATGCCCGTAAAGTAAGCGTTTGGCACAAAGGTAAGAATCTCGTCTGTTCCAGCCAATAGCGGGAATGATGGTCCTGTAGTCGATACGACTGCACAATTGTTTCCTGCATCACTAGCACTTGAGCCGTACCCAAGGAATACAACAACAGAGCCAGAGTTGATGATGCGGTATTGGTTGCCACCAAGCGTAGTAGATACGCATTGCACAGCAGTAGGCGCAGCCGTATTAGCGAGAAACGCTACGGTGTTACCAAGTTTTGTAAAAGCGTTTGTACTCATTATTGACTCGCAGCTCTTAATGGAGATAAATCTTCTGCTGTCCAAAAGTCCTTGGCAAGCATAATCTTTAGATGCTCTTTGTTACGAGCCAAGCAGTCTGCCCAATCTTCTGCTGTCATGCCTTTGGGCTGTCCAGCATTGATGAGGTTAACTGAGTCCATTGCAGAAGAGTAGTGCTGTGCAATTTGCTGTGCTTCTGTTAATTCAATCATATTCCCACCTTTGCTTTGAGTGCGGTAATTTCTGTGGTTTGTGCGTCAACTAAAGCCTTGAGGTCTTTTATTGCGTTAATCATGTGCCATGTGAGGTTGTCTGAATTGACTGACAGAACGCCTGTTGATTCTTCTTTTACGCAGTCTGAACACACTTCTTGCAACTCTTGTGCTATTACGCCAAGTTGAACGCCTGACTTTCTAATGACTGAATGTGTTGGTAACTCTGTTACTTCTTCTGCTGTGCGATATTCAAAGTTACGAACACGAATCTGGCTAATAATGTCCAAACCTTCGGTGTTGTCTACAATGTTCTTTTTAAGTCTGCGGTCAGAAGTAACTGACCATGAAAGAGAGTTGTTGCCTTGATATACGCCACCGCCCCCAGGAGATATAAAGCCTGTGCTAGTGCCTTTACCAGTATCTCCACCTCCAGCCGTAATAATTAAAGAAGCAGAATCGGTGGCTGATGCTAATTGTGCGCTGTTTCCAATACAGGTATTTTGATTTCCCGTAGTTATTGTGTTTCCTGCGGTATATCCTATTAGCGTATGACCTCCACCAGTAGTTGTAACCGCATACCCCGCCTGATAGCCTACTGCTGTGTTGTTAGATGCTGTGGTGTTAGAGTTAAGTGCTTGTTGACCTATTGCTACGTTTGAGCCACCAGTTGTATTGGTGTTTAAGGCGGTGTAGCCTATTGCAACATTACTTACGGGTGTTGTCGTGTTAGTTCCAGCCTGATACCCAACAAAAACATTAGCATTACCAGTTGTTGAATAGCCAGCCTGATAGCCAAGAAAAACTTGACCATTGCTTGTGGTATTTGAGTATCCCGCCTGATAACCTACTGCGGTTGCACCAGTTGCTGAGGTGTTGGAGTTAAGCGCGCTGTTTCCAATAGCGGTATTAGAACCACCACTAGTGTTTGTTGTTAAAGCACCTTGACCTACTGCTGTATTGTTAGCGCCCGTAGTGTTTTGTGCGGCATATTGACCAACGGCAGTATTGTTTGCACCAGTTGAATTTTTGTTTAAAGCATAGAACCCAATAGCGGTTGATGTGCTTGCTGTGGTATTACTAGCATTTGCGTTTGAACCTAGAGCAGTATTACCTGCAATAGCACCACCGCCTAGACCAACAGTTAAAGTGTTAAGCGTTGTTAAGCCCGTAATTGTGGTAATGGTGTTGCCAAGAGCAACAGTAGTTGAACCGATAGTGACTGGCGTAGTAAAGTTACTGTCTAGTTGAGACAGAGGAATACTCGCTGTTGCGCTACCGAAGGTATATGGAACTGGCATTTTAGAACCTCACTCTTAATTCGTGTTCGTATTCGAACCCATTGATTACAAAATTTGCACCCGTTGATGTAACGGTCATGCCCAAATACTTACCCCATTGCTTTGCGTCAGTCTTGTATAGCGTGTACCCGCCACCGCCATACCAAGTGATTACCGCAGAACTGTTGTTTGTCCAAGAAATTACATTACTCACATTATTAATCCAACTGACTAATTGTCCAAGTAGTACGGGAGTGCTAGAGCCTGTCTCCGAATCCACCGTAACAGTAAACTCAACCCCTGTAGTTAAAGTAGCCTCAATGCCAACTTTCAAGGCTTGCTTGGTGCGTATCGGGTCTTTCATTGGATTTAAAGAGGTCTGCACATAACTGTTAATGGCAGAAGTGGAATCCGAATACAAACGCACACAAGAGTTGCCATTTGAACCATAAAGGTTAATCTTGCCACCTAGCGGTGCGGAAGTTATATAAGCCAAGTTGTTGTCAGCACTTGTAAAAAACCATTTTTTCTCAAAGAAGATGGCTTGTATATACCGACTAGAGCTAGAAGTGCCGAGTCCACCCGTATATTTAAAGTTGAAAGCAGCGCACAAAATACTGTTTAACAACACTTGACCCGCATAGACGGGATAGTCAAAATCAATGTAAGGGAAAACCCCATCAAGAGAATCTGAAATTTTGGTTGTTGTAGAACCCACTAATGCATAAATACCGTAGTTGTTCATAAACAAAACAGACCTGAAATAAGGGTAAATAGCGTACTGCAACTTTGAACCTACAGACGCACTTACGTTTGTATTAGTAAACAGCGTTGTGCCAATATTAGTCACCCGCACATCTGAGAAAACATTGATGGAGTCATCTCCAAAAATGTAGAGAAAGTTGTTGGCTGAGAGTAGCTGAGTAATGTTGCCGTGCAAGGTTGCATCAGTCAGGGTTACTTGTCCAGAAGAAATGCTTGTGAAATTGCTATACGACGCTGCGCCTGAATAGGTGACTGTGCGCCCATTGGCTATCCAAACACGCCCTGAGAACGACTGGATGCCAACTATTGGCTCAGTATTAATGATTGCTCTGGCTGTGGCGTTAGTTCCGCCTCCACCAGCAATGGTCACCGTGACGTTTGCTTGGTTCGTGTAGCCACTACCGACATTGGTCATCACGACTTGGGTAACAATGCCACCAGAGACAATCCCTTGACCAGCAGCATTAGTGCCACCACCACCAGCGATAGTGACAGTCAGGTTAGACGCATTGGTATAACCCGTGCCACCAGCAGTCACTAAGACTGAGACTGTTCCCGTTGCAAATGTAGTAATTCCTGCTATGGCATTAGCACCAGAGCCACCACCGCCATTGAAAGTAACCGTAGGTGCGCTTGTATAGCCTGTTCCTGACTCTGTAATAGTAATAGAGGACACCACGTTAGCCGTGATGGTTGCCACAGCCGTAGCTTGAACGCCATTAGCCGAGTTGGGGGCTGAGATGATGACTGCTGGCGCAGAAGTGTAAGCAGAGCCGCCTTGGACAATACCAACTTGCCCCACTCCACCAATAAAAATAAGGTTTACGCCATCCCAAGTAAAGTAACCCTTTGCAGGGTCAGCAATCAGGATTCTGTCATTTTTCCATTGGGAGATGTTGACCCCTGATGCGCTAAATGTTCCAGCAGAGGCGATTGCTCCCCTTACATTGGTGTCCAAGCGCACATACTCAGCCGAGCCATCTGCTTGAAATGCAACCAAGTAATTAACCAAACCAATGTTGGCTGAACAATAAAAACTAACTGTATTAGAAAATGTAACGCTACCTACATTGGAGTAAGTAGGCGTAATCTTGATATTGCCATAACCTATAGGCATAGCGTTCTCAAGCCAGTAGAACTCGGAATCGTCAATAGCCGTTCTGTTCGCCTTGGTGTTTACACCCTTGAACTGTTTGACAACCTCGTAGGATTTTTTTTGCTCTGCGGCTGCCATATCTTAGAACGGTGTGGAGTACGGGGTTGGTATCCTTCTTGTAAACACAGATACCAATACCGATTGAGTTTTTTGCTTGTACTGCTGCAAATAGATTTCAGCTTCACCAAACGATTGTTCGTAGTATTTGGCAAGGTGAGCCGCATAAAACTGAACAACAGTATCGTATGGTTCATTGATGGTATCTGTATCAGTCAGATTAACCATAGTAGTTGGCAAAATAACCGTGTCCAAGTCAATCACATAGGCTTGGTCTGGTACTGGTCCGACATAAATTTGAGATTGACCATAAATGCTAAAGCAAATAGGTCGCTGAACATTGTTCTGCCAATAACGCAATTG